AGTTATTTCACAAGCTAAAATTGATGATGGATTAGAAAGAACCTATTTTGCAGGTAATGTTGATTTTTTGAATCTTTGTCGTATGTATTTGGGTCCTTTAGTGGATCTATTTATGGCAAGGAGGAATATTTTATTCCCTCAAGTGGGTATGAATGCTTGTGGTACTGAGTTTCACGAAAGATTGAAACATATGTTCACTTCTATAAATACCAATGAAGTGTTCGATATCGGTAGATTTTTGTATGAGAAAGGATGGCTAGATTCTGATTATGCAAAATACGATAAGTATTTGTTGGTGTTAGCATATGGTGTTTATGTTATATATCAAATAATGCGTGAAGTTCCATTTTACAAAGATCCTAAGAATGAATACGAATATTTGCGCATGGTGAGTGTGTTACACTCGCTTGTTCAATATGTTGTTATTGTTGGAAATGATGTATTTTTGATGGAAGAAGGGAATCCTAGTGGTAATGGTATTACAACTTTTCTGAATTGCTTGTGTGAAGCAATTTTGGAGATTCTCCAATTCTATTTTCTGATACATCGTGCTAATTTTGCATCTCAATCTATTGTTCCTTATTGTGATTTTGTTTCTTTGTGGTGTGACATATATCCTTTTTTCAAATTAGTTGCTCTAATTAATTATGGAGATGACAATTTGAAATATGTTCACTGTAGTGTTCAATATATATATACACATGAAGGAATTATGGAATTTTCAGATTTCATTCAGATGGGCATTACACCAGCTCATAAAACAGACAAGTACATAGTCTATAAAACAGTACAACAAGTTCTCTTTCTTAAGAGAACACCAACATGGTCTCCTGAACATCAAATGTTGCTTGGCAAACTCGATTTTAAATCAATCGGTAAAATGCTAGCATATTCGGATTCTAAAGACCCAAGTTGGAAGGAAATGGTTTTGGACCAAGCGACTCGTGAGATGTCATTTTATTCAGAACCTGAATTTGAAAGGTTTAAGTTTTTGTTTAACATAACTACCGATCAAGATACAATTGTGGATAAAATCCTACACTCAACAGAGTGGACAATAAAACGTGATGATGACGTTCCAATGTTCTCTGTTGAGTCAGTGATAAATTACGATGATGATGCCGTGCCAGGGCTTACAAAAGAGGCTGATATTTTAATAAATAGCCAGCTTTCTGGCTTACTTATATAAAATCAGTTTTCTGGTTTTT